TACCATTGTAAAAACAAGAAGGAGGAAATGATGGAAAAGGAAACAAAATTAGATATTAAACCAATCAAAAAGGCGGCAAAAGAAACATTAGGCAGCGGGAAGTCCGGTCAGGTAGTTTCAGGGAAGAGCGTTCCTGGGTGGAAACCTACACCTCCGGTTGAATAGCGATTAATCATAATAACGGTGGGGGTGAAATTCCCCACCACAACCAAGAAAGGATAATAGCAATGAATCTGAGTGTTTATGATAGGCTCATACTTCTCAACATTTTGCCTAAAGAAGGTGATTTCACGACCCTGAAAATAATCCGTAAATTGCGTGAAGATTTATCGTTTTCAGAAGAAGAGCACGCAGTATTACAATTCAAACAAGAAAATGGATCTGTCCAATGGCAGCAAGAAGCTGATATTCCGAAAGATATTTCTATTGGAGAAAAGGCGAGTGATGTAATTGCTGATGTTCTTATAAGGCTTGATAAGGAAAAGAAGTTACAGGATATGCATTATTCACTGTACGAATCGTTTGTTGAAAAGTCAACCTAATATATTCCTGGATGGGGGATAACCACCTTCCTCCATCCTTAACTTGATACCCAAAAAAGGAGGATATCAAATGATAGTCGCAATCGGAGCACAGAATAATAGGTTCATTGGATTAAGTACAGATGATAAAACAACCATAACCGTTAACGCAGGTTCTACATTCTTCGAAGCAAACACCGGATGGATGTTTATCTATAACGGTTACGCATGGGTTCCGAAATCAATCATTGCTGACGGGTTAACAGTTAACTACAAGCAAATATCTCTTAATCAAGCCACAAATACATATGATGTAATGACTGCTACTACCCAAAATTTATTTATCGATGCAGCCATTATCCATGTTCCCGATGACCTTCATTCCGTAGCTACCTTTACCGGAATTTCTGTTCAAACTGATGATGGGACGCCTATTGTTCTGTTATCTGGTACGGCTGGTGCTAAGGCTAATCTAACCGGAAACTTCTATTCAGTCTATCGTGGTCCATCTGTTACAGTAGCTACCAAGAAGGTTCAATTAACGATTGGTGGAGCTACGGCTGGCACAGGCAAGGTTGCCGACATCACTGTAATGTGGCGTCCATTAGTAGCAGGTGGATATTATTTGAATGCGTAAGATTATAAAATGGATAGTTGCTAAAATTGGTAATATATGGTTATTTAGAGTTAACAAATCTACCAACACTCCAAACATAGAAATTGGTCCAATATTTAGACCAATAGTAAGGAAGGTGATGTGTGGCCCAAACAGTTTTAACAAGATCCATAGCCGCTGAGAATTTATTCACCGACGCAACAGAGATATCAGGATATTTTAACATATCAATCTCCGGTACATGGTCTGGAACGGCAACAGTTCAGCGATCATTCGATCAAGGCTCTACATGGCACGATGTAGCTACTTGGACAAAGAACACTCAGGAATACGGATTTGAGCCGGAAAGGGAAGTTCAATATCGCATAGGGGTTAAATCTGGACATTATACCACAGGGCCTGTAATAGTAAGAATAAGTAGCGACCAACATTGGCGGTAAGGAAGTAAAGGCTAATGACTCATATATTTGATGAGCAAACTAAGATAATTGATTTGGATTTAGTTGATGGCCGTATTCCTGTTGATGGAAGTGAAGTCACTCAACCCATATCAGCCGCTACCTTACCATTGCCAACAGGCGCTTCTCAAGACGGAACAGATATTACAACACCTACAGCAATGCCTACTGGTGGAGTTGGAATACGTGGATGGTTGTCGGCTATATGGACTAAAATAAATACTTCTATTTCCGTTACTGGAACATTTTGGCAGACTACTCAACCTGTTTCAATATCATCAATGCCATCCACGCCAGTTACAGGAAGCGTATCAGTTAGTAATATGATTGCAGCAGTAGAGACCGGATTAGCTACATCAGCAAAACAATTAGCAGATAACCATCAGGTAACAGTTAGTAATATTGCTAATACCTCCCTCATAACAGGATTTTCTACATCAACTAATCAAGGTAAATTTAATGGTGCAGTTAGTGGGTTAGCCACTTGGAAAGAAGCTGACGGAAAGCCAAGAATTTCTTCCATGCCATATACTTACGATATCGCGGAAGGAAATATAACAGGTCACGTAGCATTCTCAAAGTTCGGCAGAGTTTCAGGGGTTAATAATCTCTTGGTTGATGTTTGGCCAGGAGAAGGTGCTTCGGCAAGCATTTATGTGTTTCCGACCGTAGCGCAGCAAATGAACGTTGTTTCAACTTCAGCCAATGATGATAATAGCAACACCGGAATAAACAAATTAATGATTCTAGGATTAGATGCAAATTATGCAGAGATAACAGAAGAAGTCACACTTGATGGAACAAACGCTGTGACTACTGCTGCGAGTTTTTTAAGGATTAATGGGTGTTATTCTACGTTGGTTGGCACGGCTAGTGGTGCTGTTGGAACTATAACAATAAAAAATACATCAGGAACCCCAAATACAATAACATATGGTGGCATTTCGATAGGTTTGACAGCATGTCGTCAAATGATTTACACGGTTCCTGCTGGTAAAACATTATATGTTACAAGTCTTGTTGTTGGAAGTGGCGCTGGTGGCAATGCGTTGAAATTGAATGTTACTATTTTTACACCAAAATATAAACTATTTGGATCTACAACTTTTTTGCCAACAGGTGAGACATTATCAATCAATAGTGAGACAGTGCGTGATTTAGAAATGCCTGCTGTGATCCCTGCGAAAACAGACGTGAAAGTATCCGTTCAGGGCGATTATGCTTCTGGAGGTACTACTTGCATATCTGCTATAAGGGGTTGGATAGAATAATAAGTAATATATCTTTTGATATTGTACACACTAATACATTTACACCGGAGTTACTAAAATGACTGACGAAAACATTGTATCGAAAGTACGATTTGACTTATGGGCTGTGTTAGGGTTACTTATTGCTTTAGGCGGAATATGTGTTGGATATTTAAACGCGGAACAAGTAAAAACAAAAGAAAAACAACAAGCTGTTATAGAACGAGTTACTAAGATAGAAACGCAATATTGTTATATCATAGAACGACTGGATGGATTAAAAGTAGCTTCTGAGCGTACCGCCGATAAAGTAGATTCATTGAAAGGTGAATTAAGGGGTAGGAAAATAAGTGTAAGTGATTTGAAGTGGAGATAGTTAATGCGTATCATATACGTTTTCCCTTATTGTCTAAGTAAGCGATGTCAATGTGATCCTAAATGTAAAAATAATCCAATTTGCAGATATAAGCTAGAAGAAAGTCAATGTGAAAAGGAGCCTAGGAATGATTATAAAAGACCAACTACAAAAGATTTTTCCTAGAACCAAAAGCGAAATAATTAATAGGTTTATTGCCCCATTGAACACAACAATAGATAGGTACGACATAGCTACCCCAATTCGCCAATCCGCATTTATTGCTCAAGTAGGCCATGAATCAGGCGGGTTTAATTATACCAAAGAGAACTTAAATTATGGTGCTGATGGATTACGCAAAATATTCCCTAGATACTTCCCCGGTAATTTAGCTGAATCATATGCTCGGAATCCTGCTAAGATAGCCAATCGTGTGTACGCTAATCGGATGGGTAATAGGGATGAGGATTCTGGTGATGGATATAAATTTCGTGGCAGGGGTTTAATTCAAATCACAGGATATGATAATTATATTACTCTATCTGAATCACTGGAATTAGATATTGACTCAACTATATCCTATCTTGAATCAGATGAAGGTGCTATAATGAGTGCCGGATGGTTTTGGGATAAACGTAACCTCAACCCATTAGCAGATGTGGAAAATATAGAATTAATAACTCGGAAAATAAACGGCGGATTGAATGGATTGGATGATCGAAAGCGAATATATCTATTAGCCAAAAAGTTTATAGTATAATTAGTCATAGGATTAAACAATGCATATTCCAAAAGTATTAAAAGTAGGTGCTCAGAGATTAATTATTCGTCAATCCGACATTGTATTTGCGTTAGACGGGGAACCTGTTATGGGGCTTACTAAAACAGGAACAGGTAGAATAGAAATCTCAACCACATATCATGGTGAAAAGTGTCCGGAAGATTCTATCGCTGATACCTTTCTTCATGAGATTTGTCATTCTGTAAGCGCAATATATGGATTGGATCTATCAGAAACTCAGGTTATTGGATTAGCTGGTGGATTGTTACAAGTAATTAGGGATAACAATTTGGATTTTAGGAAATCATAAATTAATAAAACTCTCCCGTACCGGACGCGAACCGGGGCCGAATCGAAACATTGAGAAACGTAGGGTTGGGAAATAAAGCAGGTCGGTAGGAGTTCCGACCACTTAAAGGTGACAATAATGCAAGGTAAAAGAATTTATGAATCACCCCTTCCATATTTAAATCCTGGTGAATATGGAAAAGCTAAAGATGGTACTTGGTGGATTTGTTCTCCTAATGGAATTCATGGAAGAATAAAAGATTCCATATGGAAAATAATTGAACACGAAGATGGAACGATTACTGCGTCACCTTCCATATTGCTTAATTATCCTCAAGCACCAACTGATTGCAATCCTCCTTCTTGGCATGGATATTTAGAAAAAGGTGTATGGAAAGAATGTTAATTAGAACGAGGTGAACAGATGAAGTTAGGCGATATCAGAAAAATACTTAAAGACATTAGTGACGATGCTGAAGTCTTCATAATTTGCGGAATGGAAGAAGGAACATATTTTGTAAGAAGTGTTGAAATTAAAAAAGAGTTTGTATGTGATGATAATGGAAATCATACAGAAGAAATATATCGAGAAAAGGTTTATTTACAATGAAATCAACAGGTGCAAAATTAGCCGAACAAGCTAAAAAGGATAAACGACAGAAGCGTAAGTCAAAAGGTAAAGGTAAACGTAAATGAAAGAATTCTTCCTCCAAATGCTTAATTCTTACGACCCTACTATATCGTCAGGGAGGTTTCTTACAATAATTACAGTGCTAACCATTCTATACACGTGGGCATGGGTTAGCCTTTATACTCGCGTAATCCATGACATCCCTGTCGGTGTATATACATTTGCGGGATTGGTAATAGCCGGTAAGACTATCGGGATGTTTGCGGAGAAACAAGATACTAATACTATCACTACTGTAGAAACTGCAACAAAGACGACTACTGGAGATTCTAATGCTAATATTCAATAAAGAAATAAGCGCTAAATGGGTAATAATTGGCGGGGTGACTATTGTTATATTAGCAATATTGGCTATTATTAGTATCCATAAATCACCTCCTGTTACTCCAATTGCCACTATTAACGATACACAAGCGATACTCCAAAAACAATATGAGACTCAGTTGAAAGACAAAGATACGGCAATTAATGATTATAAGTCTCGATTAACCATATCAAACGAAAAGTATACATCAATAACCAACAAGTACATATCATTACAAAAGGAGAAGGATAATGTTAAACCTCCGGAAACGAATATCGAGATACGCAACCGTTTTGTTGCTCTTGGCTATCCTCCTATTTCCTCTAAATAGCCATGCTGAGGTCTGTTTTAATGATACAACTGCTGGTAAAATGGTTGTTGCATTAGAACAAGCCAAGATAACTGAACAACAGCTATCCACTAAATTAGAAGGCAATACAGAATTACAAAATCAAATAGATATCTTACGCAACACAATAAAACTTTACGAAGAGCAAATTATAGTATATAATAACATGACTGAAATGAATAAGAAGATGGGCGAACTGAAAGATAAGGCGTGTGCTGATCAAGTTAAAGCTGCAACTCCTACGTTTATGGATAATATGAAAAAGTATCTTGTGGGGATGGGAATTGGTGGGGTGTTGGTAGGAATTGCGATTTTAGTATTATAGGAGATTATGATGGGGATACTTCGAGTAAATGTATATGCGCAGCCTACGAGTGAACCAGTTTCTCTTTATGAGCTGAAGTTGCAACTTTCTCAATCGTCCGGGACATTAGTAGATAACACAACCCTATATACTTCCATTTCCGCCGTATCTCATCCAATTACAACAGGTTATACGCTACTCGGCACAGCGATAGACGTATTAGGCCATTCAGCCGTCTGCTACGTTTCTCCAACCTCCGTAGGCACGGGTGGAACAGTTGATGTCCGTATATCAGAATGTGATACCGAAACCGGCACATATACCCCTTGGGCATCTAGCGCATTCACCCAAATCTCAGCAGCAGCAGGCAATACCACAACTCGCCAAGAGCAAGCCTATACGGGAGCAAAACGGTGGATAAGGCTAGAGGCCAAAACTTTAGTAGCCGCATGTGTGTTTGGTTGTGAGATTATGGTCTACGAGCCAATTACAACCGAAGACACAATGATGTTGGAAGATATCGAAACGGCTAGAAGGGAAGTAGAAAGTGATTTAGGCAGAAAGATTATAAGCCAGACGATAGACTACTACCCTCAATATTGGCCTGCTGATGATAGAATTAAACTTCCATTCGGAAACCTAGTCAGTGTGACGAGCATTTCTTATAAGGACACTGCCGGAACCGAAACAACTATGGTTGCCGGAACTGATTATTTAGTAGAAACTAATGGTGAGCAACCAGGATTTATTGTTCTTCCGTACAGCGAAACTTGGCCTAGTTCCGAACTTTATCCCAGTAATCCAATTAAAATCAGGTACATAGCGGGTTGGACTTCGGCTTCGGTCGTCCCAAGCAATATTAAGCGAGCAATAAAAAACCGTGCGGTTAATTTATATATGAACCGTGGGGATGATATTGTTGGGCAGACGGTTGTAACGGATAAGACGTACAATCGTATTCTGAATAGCTGTAGTAGGTTGTATGATTGTGATTTTTTATAGAAAGGAATTTTTATGGCATCTAATTGGAAGGAATGGGACGCTGAACAATTGGGTAATTTTAAAAAGATTGATGATCTTGTTGTTATTGGCCATACTCGCCATTGTGCTTGTCGTCAAGTTTGGGGTGATGGCTATTGTGAATGTAGAAAGGGATTAAATGAAGAACGCAACTCACAAGATTAGTTTTTGGGGAGTTAAGTGTTATCTAAATGATGATACTGGTGATTTATGGGGAGTAAATTGGTTTCATGAATTACTTATTCCTATAGCAACTAAGTTCCACCAAATAATGGCAATGATTACAGAAATGTTTATTGTTGGATATGAAGATCCGGGGTTTAAGTTCCGGGTGTTAGAGGAATACGATAAGGAATAAATAATGCGTATTGGGGACATGACAATTTGGGCTGCGTTCGATGCTCCCGTAGGCTCTGTATGGGTGAACCAATTTACAGTTAAAGGTTCATATTGGCCACTATCGTCTGCCGAATCCATCGCGCAACTTAGCCTTGGAGGTACGGTTACAGGTAAAGTTAGAATTCGCTATAAGCCTAATGTAAAGATCCTTACAAGTTGGAGGATACGAGTTAATAATTCAGTATTGTCGATTGTTGGCCCTCCGATTAATTTAGGCGGTCGGAATGAGTGGATCGAATTTAAAGTTAAAGAAGTTTCATAATAGGCAGGCAGATATAGACAGACAGAAATTTAGGAGGTAGAAAGATGATAGTAAAAATTGATGTGAATGATGGGTGGATATTCATTGATGATGTTTACAATGTAGAAATACGGCGTCATTGCAAGGAAGTACAAGAAGATAACCAAGCATACTTTGTAACTCAAGTTGGTGCTAAATTCGGTGCTGATATGATAGTGAGGGCTAATTATGTAGGGCCTGATGGAGCAGTGCCAGAATTTAAGGTTGTTAGTTGTTTTAGAGGTGATAATATCCCAATGACATATGCGTTTAATACCTATGGATACTTGATGAATGACGAAGGTAAAACAATAGAATCAATTTAACAAGGTATTGCCTGCCTATTATGATTAAATTTAGGATTTAGTTAATGAAAGAATACGTTTGTGGTGGTTTATATAAAGGTGACAGGAATATAGTTTTTGGTGATAATTCAGAATGTTATTGTTGGAGTTATAATAAAAACGAACTGATTAGAAAATCAATATTAGAAAGGAAAAACATGGGAACAATTGCAGTAGGACGTGAAAGCGAAAAGTTAGTAGTAGAAATTATTGATGCTTTTGGATTAAAGAATTGTACAAAACTAGATATTCATTTTAAGCGTAATTCTGTTTTTACTATTACCGCTGAATGTAATGTTGAAAATGACCAATTAAAGAAAGTAGTTTCAGTAATGAAGAAATTTCAGCTAGGCCCTATTGTTGAATTAGAAAGAACTGATTGTATTGGTGATCAAATAGCAACATTTCAGGTAAAATGAATTGTTTATACAATTAATGAAAGGAAAATTATGCAAGAAGTAGATTACATAGAATCAATGAAAATATTAGAGATAAAAGAAAACGATGTCTTGATCATTAAATCAAAATATAAGATCAGCAACGAATTGAGACATAATATAAAGAAAGCGTTTTACCAAAACCTTCCTGATGTAATTAAGGAAAAATGTAAAATTATTGTTATAGACGATGAGATTGATATTGGTGTAATAAGAATAAATCCTAATGAGCGAAAAATTGGCTCAACTGCTTATTTTGGCATTCCACTAAATCTCGATACAGATAAATTTATAAAGGAACAGGCCAAATGAAAAAAGTAAAACATCCCCCTGTCTGGTTCGGGTGTGCAAAGTGTTTATATCTGCCTAGGAAAGATGCTGACAGTAGTAACGAAAGTTGGAATGTTTTTGATGTAGTCCCATGTCCTTTATGTGGGGTAACAATGGGTTTACAATTTAACGAACGGGTTGATAGCAAGGATCGTAAATGACTGACGCAGCCGATGTATTATCCAATCTAGTAACTGCCTTTGAACTTAAATTCAATGGGCTAAGTGTCATATCCTTATCCATTGTCGATTCTTCATGTACCGAATCCAATGGCACCTATGCGCTTATATTCACCGGCTCTAATGCTATCCCGGCCACAGGTACATATACCGTCAACGCTTCAGTCATAACCGCTGTTACTTTAACCTATGCAGGAGAAGGCTACTTATCCGCCCCTACCGTAGCTACCCAATCCGGCGATGGATCAATAACCGCTGAGGCTGACCATAACGCCTTTTGGAATGCTATGGGCGGCAGAATGTATGAAGACGAGGCCGACGATGGAGTGGATCATCCTTATGCGATTTACAGCATTATCTCAGCACCAAAAGATAGGGTGTTCCAGGGTGAATATACCGATACATTGCTCCAACTATCAATCTTCTGTCCAAAGATGACTACTACGGATAAATACAATGCTTATTATCATGCTTACGACTTATATAACGAGAAATCATTAATAGTTACCGGAAGTACGACAATAATAATGCATCAGACTAATTATATTAAGAATGTGGAGTATTCGGATGTTGCTGATGGATCTAGTACAGTTGTTCAGCATATTATGGAATTGGAAATAACTTCCAAGTTAAATTAATAGAAAGGATATCAATGGAAAAGTTACTACAAGACATCACTCGTAATGAATGGATAAAGTACCGATGGATAGAGGCTCAATCATCATTTGGTGATAATGACCGTTTGTTCCTGCGTGGTCCATTACGCACTCCTGATGAATCATACGAAGCAATGGAATATTGGGATACAACTTCAGAAGAAAGATTAGCCGAAGATGAATAGCTATCGAATAGCTATCGAATAGTTATTGACAAAATTAACAATCTATTACAATATATCAAACAACTAAGTTTCGGAAAGGTGAATTGATGGCAACTAAAAAGAAAGAAGAGTTAATAGTCGATAGTCAAGAAGCAACAGAAGATAATGTTATTAATACTATTCCTGAACAATCGCCAATAGATGAAATTGAGGAATTTATTCTAACTCTTGGTTCTGATGACTTGCCTACCTTTGGTGGATCGTTCAAGGGTGGGATATTTCTTCAGCAAGTGCCAAGCGAGATAGCTTCTTGTATCAATACTATCGTGACTTCCGACATTCCAACTAACTCCTACCTTGAAATTGGATCTGCATCAGGTGGCGCTACGTTTGTTATTAACCATTTCCTTCATCCATCCAATATAACAATAATCGATGATAACAAGCACCCACGTTCAAGTTTACGTCAAGGAATTCTACAAGGAATTCCATTCAATGAAGTAATCGGCAATTCACACGACCAAGCAGTTATCGATTCAATAACCGGACCATTTGACTTAATCCTATTCGATGGGGCTACAAGTTACGAAGAAGTTTCATCCGATATAGCTAATTACATCCCCAAACTTTCCGATAGTGGCGTACTCATTATCCACGATACATTCAACCCCGGATTAGGAACACATCGCATCAGCAAAGAATTATCACAAGATCCAAACTTAACCCTGTTGGGAGAATACATTGCTACTGATGGTCCTGCTTGCGGGATTGCTTTATTCAAAAAGTCACAGAAAGGATAGATGGTGAAAAAATTTCCCTATATTATCATGGCACCGCCCTATAAGAATAGTTCGGCAGGGGTGAGAGTTCTTTATAAATTACGCAAACATTTAGCAGATCGAGGATTTGACGCGAAGATTTTCCAAGGTGGAAATGCGCCTCCTAACGCGATTGTCGTTTATCCTGAGACTGTATCAGGAAATCCGATGAAAGGCAATACGGTAGTTAGATATGTTCTTAATTACCCTGGACTATTAGATGGTGATGAGGAGTACGACAATAAGGAGCTTATATTTACCTATTCGCCTATTTTTTATCCAGGAGTTCCGATACTAACCATCCCCAGCATTGAAGATTTCTTTTACGATAAACAATTGCCTAGATCCGGTGGATGTTATTGGGTAGGAAAGGGAACCGATGTAGCCAAGATCCCTGATACAGATGGAATGGTTGAAATAACTTATGAATGGCCGGAAACAAGAGAAGAATTAGCAGACTTGTTGAACACCAAAGAGTTCTTTTATTCGTATGATAACTGTACTGCGCTTATACCGGAAGCAGAAAAGTGCGGATGTAAAGTAACGGTTATTCCCGGTAAAATACCTGGACCGGAATATGGAGAGTTGGCTAAATACTTTGATTCGCAGCTTGATAATTTTATAAATATAACTCAAAATGCTTCCCAATGTAAGTTAGGAATATCTTTTGGGTGCTTGGTCAATGATTCCTTAAGATTTGACATGGTACTTAGGAAGTCTCAGATAGAAGGTAAACTTAATTATATTCAAAATGCAGAATCAGCGACAAAAGGATTAAACATCCTCTTAGGCAAAGCTGAAGAATCTGGTTCCGATATTTGTGTCTTATGTCATCAGGATATGTATTTTCGCTCAGGTTGGGTAGAACAAATGTTAAGTCAGATAAAACTACTTCCTGAAAGTTGGATTGTTGCAGGAGTTATAGGTAAGGATGCTAGTGGTCTAATTTGTGGTAAATTCCATGACATGCGTATCCCGGACCATTTCGATACATCGGATATCCACACGTTTCCTTACCCTGCTTGTTGTTTTGATGAATGTGTGATAATTGTTAACATGAAGAAGGGGTTTAGATTTGACGAGTCGTTAGATGGATGGGATCTTTATGGTACTCTTTGTGTATTACAGGCTTGGGAAATGGGTGGAACTACATGGGTTTTAGATGCATTTTGTGAGCATTATTGCATGCGCAGCTTTCAATGGTTTCCTCCGGAAAAGTTTAGAAAAGATTATAAATGGCTTTATGATAGATATAATTCCAAATGGAAAATCGATTCTACTGCTTTAGGTTTGTCGCCAGACGCAGAAGAAAGGCTAGAACAAATCAAAGCTTTTATGACTTCGGCGGCTCCGGATGAGGAAACATAGATGAGCGAAGATAGTAAGAAAATTTGCATAGCTATTATTCGTGGTCTTAAAATGATTGTAAAATTGCTTGAAGATTTATTAAAAGAAAAGTAATATGTAATATATTCAATTTATCCCTCGCAAGACGCATAATTTGATTAGTCAGCCGCGCTAAAGCCCCGCTGAAATTGAAAATTCAATTTCTTGGGGCTTTTTTATTGCTCAAGAAGCAACAAGGAGGATTATAAAATGAAATTATCGGGAGTTCGGGGTAAGGTGATGTATGGGTCGGTAGTTATTGCCGAACAGGTGTCTTGGTCTATGAGTGGTTATAGTCAGCCGGTAACTTCCGCACCGACTGCTTTTGGTGATACAGGGACCAAGGTTTACGAAATTGCGGAATTGGGCGAAGCTGGAACTATTGAATTTAATGGCAATTATGACCCCTCGGATACTAACGGCCAGATTGCCATTGCAGCAGTTTGTAAGGCTGGAACGCATATTGATAACCTTTATCTTTACGCGAATGTGTCTACTTTTTGGCGTGTGGCTTCTGGTGGCTATATTATTGTTACCAAGGCTAATGCGGTTACTTTGCCCCGTAACAATTTTGGGACCATCTCGTTCAGCGGACAGGTTTCTAGTCAGGCTATGGAGCAGGTTGGAACAGGGACTTAATGGCTAACGGTTAACCAATCACTAATTCGGCTCCTGTATAATGGTGTACGGGAGCCACAACCGATCTCTATAGATCAGAAAGGTAGCATGTATATGAATTGTTTAGATGATTTGGGCGAACAGGTTGGTACGGAGCGTTGGTTTGAAATGGATGGTGGTGGGAAGGTTCAGTTTCGTCCTGTTCCTATTACCGAATATCGGCGTATCCAGAAAAAGACTACCAAACAGAAGGTTGATTTTAAAAAGGTAGAAGGCGTACCGGCAAGACTTCCTTATGAAGATATCGACCAGGATTTGCAGACTAGGCTTTTTTGGGATTATGCTATTGTATCGTGGGATGAATTCTCGTTTAAGCATCCTGAGACTAAAGAGCTAATTATCTGCACCCCGGAAACATGCACGGTGGAGAACAAAATTATCCTTATCAATTGTTCCAAGAAGTTTGTCACATTTGCTAATGAGTCTATGAAGACTATAGACGAGGATGAAAAGGCCCGTGATACCGATGAAAAAAAAAGCTTGTTGAGTGGATCGAATGGGTTGATATCTACAAGCCAGGAATAGAAGGCGGATCTTGTGAATACTGCAAATACAAGAGCGCAGAAAGGACGCCACCCGGAGAACAGGTTATATTCATAAATAACAATGGACAAACCTGTAATGAATGCCGAGTGCAGATGGTGAGGGAGAATGAAATAGCGGGGAATTTGTTTTACTTAGTCAGATCGCAGTGTGAAGTACGTTGGGATGGTGAAAAGGATGTCCCCATCGATCTTAGACATGAAGCATTATGGAAAGCGATTGATAATTATCCCGGTGGAATACAAGATCGATGGGGAACTTTTAACAAAGTATTGAAGGCATGGCATGAAGTGCAGAAGAATAAAGAGGATTGAGTTGTCTTGAGGATTAGTTAATGGCACAAGTAACATGGAACACCAAGGAATTTGAGTTTGCTTGCATTGGTGCCACGATGGATCGTCTTGAGTCTGCTGCTAAAATTGTCCGTGACCAAGCAAAAGGCATTCTTTCTAAAAAACTTCAAGGAAAATGGACAGAGCATGGACCATATAAATCCGGTGATTATGCTGGCGCAACATGGACTGCTAGATATAAAAAAGAAATGGTTAATACTGTCCGTGTAGTAAAAAAACAAGACATATCTAGCCGTAATGTATGGATAATGGCAGGAAATTATAATACATGGTGGGCTATCCAAATGGAATATGGTCGTGGTGATTGGAAAGGTAGACAGCGATCATTCCTACGCCCGGCACTTAAAGGTGCAGCAGCAGCAATGAAAAGTGTTATTGAAAATGGTTTATAGGGGTAAATTATGAAACCAGTTGGTGTTGCATTTGCTGAGATAAACCTCGATAGTACCCCAATGGAACGTAATCTCAAGAGAATGAATGAGGTTCTTACCGATGGCACTATTAAGGTAGAAAATGCATATAAATCTCTTGGTCTAAAATCCGATCAAGTTTTTAATATGATGAAGGCTAATGCTACTGCCGCCGTTGAATTTATTAAGAACAAAACATTATCATCGACAGAAGAAATAATGAGAGCGCAGGCTGCTGCTGCGGTAAAAATTAATTCGATTAATCAATCTTTAATGTCTAATGATTATTGGAAAACCCTTGGGGTTAGATCAACTGAAGCAATAAAATCTCAAATGAATTTAATTAAAGAGGCTGCAACTTCTCAGCAATCTATTTATACTAAAGGATCTCAAGACTGGATTAATATTGAACGTGCCAAAAATACTAAATTAAAAGAGTTGAACAAGGAAATGGTAGGCGAACATGAAATGTCGATGGCATCTATGACTCGTGCGCTTTTGAGATTTTATGCGGCTTACTATGTAGTGTCTCAAGCTGCTACATTATTAGTCGTACCATTCAAAAAAGGATTTGAGGCAGTAGAATCATATAACCAATCCGTTGCGTCTCTTGCAGCGATGGTAGTAACTTTTTCAGAATTAAAGCTTGGACAATCGCTTTCCGACCAATGGAAATCAGCATTGGCTTATTCCATAGCCATAGTGCCGGTGCTTGAACAAATAGCGGCAAGGACGCTGCTTTCGGGGCAAGAAACGACTGCCTTAGCGAATGCCTTTGCCCGTTCTGGCGTATTCCTGCGAGCCAACAACACAGCGCAGATAGAAGGATTCACGCGCATATCCAACGCCCTCCCGTTGATGACAAAGGGGCAAGAGATAATGCGCCAGATCAACACTGAAATCAGATCAGTAATGACAGGACAAAATGAACAGTCTTCTATGATGTTGCAAACACTAAAGGCTCTTCCTGGATTCAGCAAAGAAAATCTTGAATTATGGAGACAGCAAGGAACAGTTCTTGAGAATGTTGGTAAGTTATTGGAAGGCTTTGGACCAGCGACCGCATTATTAGAAAACCAATGGCAGGCAGTTAAATCTACCCTAGATACTACCGTTACTCAAGTTTTGCGTGGCGGAATGCTTGGTGCATACGGAGAGTTAATCCTTAGCGCAAAAGACCTTGATGAATGGTTAAAAAAGAACAAAGATTCACTTATTGACGGAATGTCTAAATGGATAGGTAATTTTCTTCTTACTATGTATACAATTAAGGCTGAGGTATTGCGGCTAGCAATGTTGCTTGATAAAATAGGCGGAACAATGTCGTCTGCCCAAATGTTACTTTATGGCCCTGGAAAAGCATTAGGTATTGAAAGCAGCACAAAAAGGTTTGAGTCGGCGGCTGATAGGAATATTAATTACGAAAATCGTTACAAGGAAACTGAAAAAGAATTAGAAAAATTAGCCATTCGATACAACAATCTTGAACAATCAATTTCTAGTGCAGGATTAGCGGCGGCAAAACTTGCTCGTAGTGGTTCTGGAGGAAATGAAGAGTTTAAGGCAAAACCCGGAGTAGACAAGGAAGCTGAAAAGGCTGCAAAAAAAGCTGAAGCGGCTCGTGAATCAGCTACCGAGCGAATCATTGAAGCCACCCGCAAAGCATCCTACGAAGTCGAATCCATAGGCCAAAGCCAGTACGAAAAGGACATTGTTCGCATAGACGCAGAGGCGGAGAAATATAGAGCATTGGGTGTAAGCAAGGTTCTGATCGATAAATACGTTGCTGCTGAAAAGGAGTTGGCTGAAAGAAAAGGCTATGAGGTTATTGCTAAGGCATCCCGCGCTGCCGAAAAAGAAGCCGAACGGTTGATGGAACAGGAAATCGCCCGTGGGGTGAAATTATCAGAAGAACATCTGCGCGGTGCTGCCGAATACGAAAAGATTATGGCAAGCGAGAATGCCTTTGCCACCGATGGGCATGAACAATCCATGAATCGGATAATCGAGAAGGAGAAGGAAAAATACGCAATAATTCAAGACTTGCAAGACAAGGGGTTTATCTCATTCAAACAGGCGGAGGAGGCGAAAGCAAAGATAGTAGAAAATACAACCAAAGAACGGACGAAACTTGCATCAGAAGCCTTCTATAAAGAAAACGACGACCGACAACAGTCCATGTCGAGTATGGCTCAAAGTTTTGACCAAATGGCACAATTGTATGCCGAAGATTCAAGAGAACGTCAGGCGTTAAGTGCGGCTTCGAAAGCTGCTACTGTTGCAGAAATTGCTTTACAGGTAGAAAAAAACCTAATGATTGCTATTGGGGCTGTAGTTAATCAAGGAACGGGAGATCCTTATACAGCCTTTGCTAGAATTGCCGCGATGGTTGCAGTAGTAGCCGGAGTATTACAAATTGGAGGAATTGCTTTCGGTGGTGGATCTTCTGGTGCTGTTGCTTCTTCATCTGCAACATGGTCAAACAGTAATTCAACTGTGTTGGGTGCAGAGAATGACACAGCCAGTGAATCTATTACTAAATCTTGGGAGTTAATGCAAGATACTTACAATATGGAATTCAAGGAATTGTCTGGGATTTATAACGAGATGAAGGACTTGAATGATAATATTACGGGGTTGGTAACGAGTGTTATTAGGACAGGTGGGGTAAGTGGAATTAGTATAGAAACTGGAACATCTTCTGGTTATGGGGCAAGCCTATGGAGCAATTTTGACAAATGGCTTGCTGCTGGATTTATGCGTGGGACTCCCTATGGAGAGAATATGGCTAAATTTGCCGAATTGGATGTTGTTGGAACATGGGTAAATCAGCAAATAGGTAAATTGTTTGGGTCTATATTTGGTGGCGGTACTGAATCGTGGGTATCCGGAACTGGTATCTCCACAGACGGATCGTCAATTAAAGATTTGCTTTCTGGTGGTAGTATTGGATCTCAAGCATATACCTCTGTCACAGAAAAACATGATGGTGGTTGGTTTAGTTCGGATTGGTATTCAGGTTATACATTCTATGATGTACTGAATGAGAATGTATCCACCATGTTAGATAAAGTCTTCCGTAACATGGGTGAAACTATTGTATCATTGGCCGAAGGACTAGGCACCGATGTAACGGCAGCAATGAATTATGCGTTTGCTGGTGGGTTTATTAATTTACAAGGGATGGATTCAGACCAGATTAATACAGCATTGACTGATTATTTTTCCGCCCTTGGTGATACGGCAGTTGAAGCTTTATTCGGAACCATGCTTAAGGGCTATCAGGAAGTAGGCGAAGGATTAATGGAGACCGCTTCCCGAATATTAATCGATAAGGCTTATATTGTTGATACTTTAGAAATGACAAATCAAGCGTTTATTGGGACAACTTCGGAGCTGATAGCATTCTCTGAGGCTATGATTGAAATGGCTGGTGATTTAGACACTTTAAGAACCAATGCCGAAACTTATTACGATAAATTCTTTAGTGATGCTGAAAAACAGACCAGGTTGCAAGGCCAGTTATCAGATGCAATGGAAGCAATGAACTTAGTCCTTCCTGATACGCGGGAAGGCTATCGTGCAGTTGTAGAAGCATTGGATTTAACGTCTACTTCAGGGATGCAGGCTTACGTTACTATGTTGTCATTGTCTGAATCCGCCGATGAATATTACAGTGCTCTTGAAGACTCTAATGAATCATTGGAAGACTTTGTTGATAACTTAAAATCAATTACCGAAACTATAGACGAATGGCTGGATAATTTAGCTATTAGTGATCTAGCTCCTGTATCTTCGGCAGCGGAGTGGAATAGGCAATATTCAGAGGCTAAAGCTAAGGCATCAATGTCGGGTGCTACGGAAGCTGATGTTTCGGATTATTTGAGCTTTGCGACCAAGTATTTAGAGTTTCAAAAATCCTATGGAACAGCCACAAGTTACCAAGCAATTTACGATGCAGTAGTAGCTGATGTGACGGGAATTAATACGGATACAGTAACTGCGTTGGATATCGCTAAACAACAGCTTGAAGAACTTCAGTCTATAGCCGTAAGCACGGATTTAGGAGCGCAGGCTTCACTTGCAGCAATTGCCGCAATGATAGCATTAGCCACACAACAGGCAGCTATTGATTCAACGGCAGGACAGGCTACCACGACAACCCCAACCGTAACAGATAATTCGGCAGTATTGGCGGCAGATTTAGCATCACGTCAAGCGGCATGGTACGCTAATCTTCCCTTTAGGTCGCAAGGGATGATCCAACAAGACTTGTATTCCCAGGAATACCTAGACTATATAAATAACAACCCCTTCCCACTTTACGCTTCAGGTGGATACGCTGATACGCCTTCAATCTTCGGTGAAACTGGTGGAGAATACGCTGTCCCGACTTACGAGCCGCAAAGGTCTAAGTTCCTTAAGACTGTAGGTGCCGACCCTGAGACATTAGGCACGGCTATTGGGAGGTATTTGCAGTCGTCTAATGGTGGGACATCTAGTAGTGATTCCGTAATTGATAACCACATATATATTGATGGTAAAGAAATTTGCCGTGTTGTTACAAAAGGGATGAAAACTGATTTGGATCTTATCAATACTACACGTAAGGCGGTTAATTAAATGGCTGCGAAATATCTCAGTGACTATTTTACCGGAACAATTACAGCTGATTACACAACTGCATTAACTATCAAGGCTCAAGGCACCGTCAGTGAAGAAGGCTACAAGAATCAAGTAGTTCATATGGCTGACGATAACAGCGAAGAGCGCGTTACCCTATCAACCGGATCTATATTTTATGTAACATGGGATTTGAATCAGCTATCCGAATCCGATGCCGGTACGGTTATGGATCATTACCACGATCCTGCGAAGGCTAATGGGATAGCCAGAAGTTTCAAATGGACTGCCCATGATACCAAGAATTATGTGGCGCGATGGGATTGCCATTTAACCCGTTCCGGTAATGCGTTGTCTCGTTGGGGATTTAAGGGTCTTAGATTACGGGTATTAGGAGTTTCGACTTAAATGCTAACTTTAGATACTACGCAAACCGCCCTTGTAGCCTCTGATAATAAAGATGTAAAATGGGCATTTATTATAACTGACAAGAATGGTGTTGGTTATCAATATGTATCTGAGCCTATCAACTCCGAAGCATGGGGTAGTGGAGAGGCTTGGGGAACTGGTGAAGCATGGGATAGCGGGGATAGCTTATCGTCTATTGTGTTGACTAATTTTAGCGGGATTGAATTAAGACGTAATTCAGCCGAAAGTGGTATTATTGCTCCTTCTGAGGTTATGTTTAGTATTTCCAATGCTAATAATACCATGACGCCTAGCGATTTTAAGGGTGGATCGGTTAAGATTGAATTATATCTAGGAAATTCTACTTATGGATCTAGGAAAATAGCAGGGTGGTTATTCAGAATTAAGTCAAGTCCTGGAGTTTATCAGAGCATCGAGGTTACGGCTGAGGATTTCTTACAGTATTATTTGAAAGGTTACTATCCAAATACCAGATACCCTCAAGAAATTTTCCCATCCAACAGGACTTATAATAACGATGCTTTGTGCGTCCCGGTTACTTTTGGAACAGCTTATATACCATTAAGAGATGTGTTTATTACTGATGCTGGATATATAGTATTAGGAGACCCTACTTATACATATAATATTAGCAAAATTAGATCTCCACGTTCCTGGAGTGCGCTAAAATCTGAATATTCTAGCACTAATTACACATTTACTCAATCAACCAAGACGGCTACTGATTTAACTACTTGGCGAGTATTTCAGGCTATTATTGCTGACTCTGATTCAAACGGAACGGCGGATGCGGCTGGATTTTGGGGAACATCCGGTGGTCCTATATTAGATCCTCCGGTGCAATTAACAAGATCCGATACATTATCCTTAACATCTCCTGCCGATGTGTTTGATTTTGTGATAAAAGACCTTGGGGTTCCTACAGCCAATATTGGTGCTACTGCAATAGCTACTGCCAAGACTACATTTACCACGTGGGCATTAAGTTTTAATGGTGGCTATTGGTATAAACAGGAAAGGGAGAAGGTATTAGCTTCTATTTTAAACCAATGTCATTCCTGCCTAGACGTTGGAGAAACTATTGATATTAGAGTGTTGTCTAAAGTATCAAAAGCAACCATAACTTCTGCCGATGTGTTAAGAACTGTTGATCAAGGACCGGGAACATTTAAATATACGGAACTAATTAACGATGACCATACCGATTCACTATATGTTGCATGGCAGAAGTCAGGTGAATCACAGGATGAATTTGTAAAATATCTTACGGCTATTGGGCTTACGGCTACTGAAATTGCAAGCGAAGTGTTGGAATGTAATTTTGTTCAGGATTCGGAAAATATTCAGCGAATTGGGAGGCTATATGGACAAAGGAAATATGGTAAGGAAGCTACTGTAACCTGGAGCAATAAGGGGACTAGGCTATATCTTCAACCTGATGATGTGGTAACTATAGATGGTGACAATTACGGTAGTACAGCAGCTTATGATGTTCTAATTGATTCGGTTAAGATTAATTCCAATGGGTCGGTTGACTTTTTATGTACTAAGTTCCTAAATGCATTTGATGATTGGTTAGATCCTGCTACTACCACACTGACTATTCCGACCGATATTACTGTATCTTTATGGACTCCGGTTGTAAGTGGACCTGATAGCGAGGATGATTCGGGGACACTATCTAATAATCTCAAGGGTCGTGTTAGGGTAGGCGCTACCGCTAATTATATTTTATTTGAACCTGACGATCCTATTCAAATTAGCGTATATGAGGCTAATGTTGAAAAGATACGCATGGGGAATTTGAACGGATTCTTGGGGTACGCAAGTAATGTATATGGATTTGCGGGTGGTACTTTAACTGATTATATTAAGATTAACGCAACTGCCGGGACTATATCCATTTCAGGGGCAATAAGTGGTGGGACTATTGATATAGGCGGGGATGATACTACATCTTTCCATGTTGATTCTACCGGATTTCTATGGATGGGAGCGGCTACTGCTGATAAATTAATCGCACCATTAAGGATTACTTCAGCGGGAGCATTAACAGCTAACAATGCTGTTTTAACCTGTACGGCAGCAAATGCTATAACCATCAGTGCTGGCTCTGATATATTAATGCAAGCTGGTGGAGATATTAACTTTACCGCCGTGACCGCCCCAGGAGCATGCACAGTTGCCCAAATAGTTACGGCAACAGGAAATATTCCTAATCAAGAATATACTTACTATGTAACATTTGTTAATGCTTACGGGCAAACTGAGTTCGGAGAGGCATCCGTTTCCGTTGTGGTCGATGATGCACATAAACAAGTAGCCCTTTCAAATATTCCATGTAGTGCTTCTTCGTCCGTGGTGGCGAGAAAAATTTATAGAACTTATGTTGATGGAGTAGATACAATCGTTGGTTTTTTAGCGACAATATCAGATAATATTACAACAACATTAACAGACAATTACGCATCTGTTACAGAATATAATCCAACAACGGCAAATTCTACTCATGGTAAATTATTATTAGATAATTTCCCGATGTTGCTTATAAATAATGATAATGTAGCTCTTGGAATGCATGCATTTGATGGCAATATATCAGGGATATACAATACTGTTATTGGAAGTTTTGCGTTACGGTCTAATACTATCGGTGAAAATAATGTGGCCATTGGTTACGAAGCTCTTTATTCCGATACGGAAGGATATTATAATGTTGCTATTGGGTATCATGCATCTTATGCTGGAGTTGGTTCTCTAAATAATGTAGCTATTGGCAATAGATCTCTCGAATCTAACATAGATGGGTATCGTAATATAGCAATCGGTTCTCTTTCTTTGGGAAGTTCAATATCCGGAGATCAGAATGTTGCAATAGGGATGAGTGCGCTTGGATGTATTACAACTACTCATTCTAATATTGGAATTGGATATTCTGCTGGATATTATGCGGTAGGGTCTATTGCAAACGAAACTTCTTCCCAATCTATTTACATAGGTGGAAATACTAAATCCAGTGTATCAGGGAACACCAATGAAATAGTTATTGGATATAATACAACTGGCGCTGGATCTAATACTGTAACATTAGGTAATACGAGCATTACTGATACAATATTACGTGGTAATGTTCAAATTGCTACAGCAAAATATTTAGGTTTAGGTGCCGCAAAGGGGAGATTGTTATTTACGGATGCGGCAACGGATACCATTACGTTCCTAGACAGTTATCCAATAGTAAATTTAGATGCAGATTTATTAGGTCAATTCCAACGCATCACAACCACAACTAGCGGGGCATATGTTCAAATCCAAAACGCTCATCGAACAATTCTTGGTACGGAAAGTTCTGTGGGGGCCACAATAATAGCTGGTACACTCGCTTATTCAACATTTCTAAGCTCTCTTGATGGAGATCCACTTCATTTGTGTGTGGGGAATTCAGCCAAGGCCACACTACTTTCAACTGGATATTTAGGCATAGGAACAACGGCTCCTGTGTCATTAGCTGAAATCCAAGGTGGGTTAACTACAGTAGGTGCGGTACTGACTCTAGGCACGCAAGAGCCGACAATAGATGCTAACGATATCCTTGGCCGGATTAATTTCTACGCACCCCTAGAGGCTTCCGGAACTGATGCTATTTTAGTAGGCGCTTCAATTGTTGCAATAGCCGAGGCCGAGTTTACATCTTCCGTTAATGCTACCTCCCTACTATTCCAAACCGGTGCATCGGAAGTAGCAACTACAAAGATGACTCTAAATAGTGGCGGAAGTTTATTCGTTGGTGATACGTCTAACGCAAAAATGACAGTTGGATTAACAATTAACCAAGGCTCCAATGATGATGAAATTATATCCCTGAAATCAAGCGATGTTGCCCACGGGATGACTTATTGGACAGAAACCGATACTTATGGCTTAGTTACAAAAGAATACGCTACGTTTGGAGCATTCAGCATCAGGGGGTTTTCCGAAGCAAATACTGCGCTCGTTCTTTATGGATATGGCACTGGTGAAAATACAGGGACTACAGTTAATGCTCTTGCTGCTATTGTAGCAAATTCTGCTCATAAAGACGGAACAAATGTTCAATCTATGAGTGCCGATGGTAATATATTTTGTGTCCGAAACAATGAATCCACAAAGTTTATAATTAAGGGTGACGGAGATATCTATTACGATGGCGCTGACCAAGGGGCATACGATGTTTACGATGACGCTTTAGCTTGTCAAGATTTAAGTATGAATCTAAGTAATCAATTACATAAAGTATTAAAATACAACAAAACTACTTTACACAATATGGGAGTTATCGAATATACATCCAACAATAAAGGTAACGATAGCCTGTTCGTGAGCCGTAAGGGAATGGATATGTTGCAACTAGGAGCTATTGGTGAATTATATAGAGTGTGTACCAAATTATGTGGAAAACTTGGAATAACATTTAACGAAGCTAAACAATTAACGTAACAATAAAGGATTAAAAATGAAAACTTACCCTAATATAACATCTAGCCCGGAGGTTTAATATCATGGCCGATTTGCTAAAATTTACTCGCACGACCCTAACCGGAGGTGGCGCAACTGCCGTAGATGGAATCAATGCAACAGCCCTTACTGGAAATGAAATCTGTTGGGCTACGGTTAGTGATGTGCTTCATACTTACAGACTAAACGCAACTTCCGGGGCCGCTGCTGATGGGGTCAATATCATCATCCCGGTAGTGGGTACAGTTGGGGATAAGCGATGGATATTGGAAAGCGTCAAACTTGCTAACGGTAGTGCCCTCGGCACCCCTGCAAGTGGAACGCTGACGAATTGCACGACTGCAACGGCAAGTGACAATGACGCGGATACAAGTCTCGCCTCCACCGCCTTCGTCAAGTCTCAGATCGCCAACGACTCCAACCCCAAAGCAATGGCTCAAGGTGTGGCGTTGACTGCTGCGGCGAGTGGGAGTAGTGGGATTACGGTAGCGGATGATGACAATCTGGATATGGGTACTGGGAACTTTACGCTGATTTGGAAGGGAAGTCTGCCGGATTGGACGCCAGGGACTAAGCAAACATTAATGCGAAAAAAAGAACCTGGAGCAAATAGTGGATTGGTTCTCAGTGTAAATACAGATGGGACGCTCGTTTTGGATTTATACAATGTTGCGGATTTGCTGTCTTATACCAGTACTATTCCTACAGGTTTTGTTGATGGAACGATACATGAGATTACGGTGCCTGTAACAAGACAAACGGCCACAGTAGCAGGGAAAGTTCAATTTTTCTTTGATGCGGTACAGGGCGGAATAGATATAGCGATTGCCGCCGCTACTCCGTATTCTTTGGATGGTATTGCTTCGATGTATTGGTTAGGTACTGATGCAATTCGCACCGCAGGCACCGTCCACTCCGCCTACCTCATCAACCGTGCCTACTCACCCGCAGATGTTTTGAACCACTATCGAAATGGACTGGCAGAAGCGGATAAGTGGGGGAGCCAGACGAGTTTGGTGACTGGTAATGATAGTGATATGGATACTATCGGCAACTGGATCGCATCAAATAATGCTCTTGTGACGAGTGTTGCTGGTGGTGAATCTGGGAATGCCTTACAAGTACAGGTAAACGGGACAGGGTATCCTGGAGCGCGTTTAAACAAACCAACCATTATAGGTAAAAAATATAAATTTAGAATTTGGGGAAAGGATGTATTATCGGGGACTGCAAAGGTATTTGTTGGAAGTACTGCTGGGGGAGCAGAATATGGATATTACTTATCCTTTGGCGTAGGCGCGTTTTATGAGTTGGAATTTACCGCTACAGTTACCACATGTTACCTCGAAAATATAGTGCATATTTCATCGGGTGCTGGTTCGGAAACAGCCCTGTTCGATACCTGCACCCTCATTCAACTCGGAGCCACCCTCGCCCTCGATTCCGAATCCTGGCAATCCGATAAGCCTTATGATTGCAGCTCTAACAACCTGACCTGCGCCTATCCTGCTACCGGATGGAGCTTGACAAGACCGAATAACATTGGCCTGCCCGTCCTGACCAACCTCCTGGGGAATAGTGGGTTCTCGATTTGGAGTAATGGGACGGCGGAGAATGTGGGGAGTGATCTTGCGGTCAATGGGAATTTCCAATCTGGAGATAGTGATTGGACAAAAAGTGTCGGTTGGACCATTGAGGATGTTGGGGCTGGAGACTATCAACTTATTGCAACAAATACAAGCACTACTACAAAACAAGCATATGCGGGGTTTGTTATTGGTAAACTATATAAAGTGGTTGCTACTTGCGCGAATTATACAGATGGGTCATTTGTTGCCTATGCAGACACAGGGATTGGGAGCCAATTCGGTAATGAAGTTAGTTCTACGGCAGCTTCTACATTGATATTCGAGGCCACGGCTACTTCTCATTTTATAGGGGTATCGGCTTTCACAGCAGGGTCAGATTTTAAGATTTCCTCCATCACCCTCTACGAAGTCACCCCCGGCTGTGTGGTAGCGAATACGTTGGGGCCGGATGGGTGGATGAAAACAGGATCGGCAGCGTATCCTGATATATGGAGGCAACATTATGATGCTACATATACGAAAGCAGGGAGTTTTTATGCTGTAAAAATGACTGTTGCTGCCGGTACAACCGGGGTTTTAGTGTGGAATCCCGGACAGCTTGCTACGGAAGCTGCAAACCCCGACAGTAGCATCGTAAGAAAATTTGTTGGCCAAACAGTGGCATTTGGGGCATGGTTGTATGCAACAGCCGCAAGCAACGTAAGATTAAGAATAGGCGAAACTCATATGGATTTTGCGACAGCCCTTGCAAGTTCTGCGTATCATACGGGTGCTGCTGGATGGGAATGGGTTGAAGTCACCGCCACATTTACAGAGGCAATGACAAAACCGGCGATTGGTTTTGAAGTTGCAGCGGGGGCTACCGCTTACTTCTCCCAACCCATGCTCGTCTACGGCAGCAAGATCGGACAAGGCAACTACCAGCCTATTCCGGGGGAGGTAATTTGGTTGGAGGCTAGATCGACTCTCGTGAATGGAAGTATTGCAACAGGGGCAACAATACTTAATGTTGAGGCATTAAGTTCTGGGGCCATCGGGAAAGGGGCAAAGGCAGTAACGGGCTTTATTGTTGGTAAAAACACTGCCGCCGAGAAGTATCTTAAGGTGTGTGATTCAAGTAGTGAATATTCATACAATCCAATGTATTCTCAAGTAGCTAATGTGTATGCCTACAACACCTTTAATATAAGGACGAGTACGACTGGAGATGTTACGTTATTAGCTCAGGATGCTAATTGGAGTTCCGTACTAATGCGAGTTACCGCCGTCCAACTCTAAAGGAAAATTTATGAGATTAAATATTAAACCTCTATGCTTCATTATCGTCAAGCCCGATCTCGGCAAACGCAACGGTGAGACTCTCCTGGGCATAACCAGAGGGCCGATCGTTTGGATGAGGCAGGACATTATGGATACGCACCCGGACGATGCAAAGAATGAATGCTTGCAGCATGAATTTGAACATGTACGGCAGGCATGGCGAGGGCTGATTATCTTCCATCTGTTCTTGCTCGCAATCCCAAAGTATCGGGTATGGTGTGAAAAGAAGGCTATGGAAGTGCAGGAAAATACTACGAAAACAATTCAATAACAATTTACTTTCAAATATTTCTTGACATTATATTAAATTACCTTTATTATGTCCGCAAATGAAACGGAATGAATTAGAAAACAGACCATAGAAAAGTAACGAAAGGATAATTATGCTTACCTATCATATGCAAGTATTTCTTATTGGAATTGCATTAGGAAGTGTTTTAACTCTTATCACTCAAGAAATCATATTAATAATCAAACAACACCTTCGTAACCGTAACAAAATCAAACTTTAGAGTTATGTTTGTATTTATGTTTATCATTATACATTAGCCTGAAAGGTTGTCAATGAGAAATCTGCTTTCAACGGAGCTATGTGCTCGATTTCAACCATCATTCACCAACAAGGAATGCGACCACTACATCTACGCCGAAGATAAAGACATGAATAAGTTGTACGGCGTATGTGGGTTTTGCAATCTCCCCAATGCATATAGGTGTGTGGCTGATATTACAAGGATTGTTCCATTATCACATTCAAGTGTTGGAACTTTTTTAACATGCCATTATCTATATTACTTGCAGAAAATTTTAGGTATCGAAGTTCGTCCACCATTCCTGTCCAATGCGCTCAAGGCCGGTAAGCTATGGGACTGTGTTAAACAGAAACATCTAGGCGTAGCGATTAATCTGCAAGCGGTAATAGACGAATATGAAATCGATCCGTATATTGTAGCTAAAGTTCGGGCATTATACCATGCCTACAAGGAACTGGAAATTACCGTTGATGAGGGATATGAGCTACAAGCCAAGATCGATATGACTTATGATATTATCCTATCCCCATCTTCGTTTATACCATCGGTACAGGTAGGACAGGATTCAATAAACTTATGGTTGGATCGATCTAAACAATCTGAGGATGAGAGAAAATGGATATTCCCGCTAAGTATTACGGGATTTTACGATAGAAAGTATTCAACGTATTTTTGTGAGGATAAATTGGTTGGAAATCCGGCGTTTTATTTAGATCCACATTACATTAATAGCCAATGTGGTACATATTTTCTTGCTGATCCTAAACTGGAATACGTGATTATGGAAGTTTGCCAAATGCCTCAGCAAAAAGTGTTAGAGGAAACTAAAAAACGTACAGCGCAAGAAACTCCCGATGAATTATATAAACGTGTTTATATGGATATTCTTAGTAGGCCATCAGCTTATTTTATTACCGATGGAGGATTTAAGCGAGAAAAAAAGAAATATGGTAAAAAGTTTTACAGAACAGAGTTTTGTCTTAAAGATGTAGAAGCTAGATATAAACAAATAGTTATCGAAATTCTATCTGCGCGATATAATGGTGGATTTTATAAAAATGAAAAAGTTTGTAATAATGTATATCCAGGAATTGCATGTGAAATGTTGCCAATATGTAGGAATGGTAATATGAGCGAGACAATGTTCAAAATTCGTGACAAATAATATTTGGAGGATTGAATGAAATTTGAAATTTATAAACCGGGGCAGGATTTATCAATAGCAACTAAGCGTGGTAATTTTATTTTAATATATGGTAAAAGCAAGGTTGGCAAATCAGCTACCTGTCTCGCTACTGCCGAAGACCCAATATTTTGGTTACTAATGGAACGTGGGCAGGTTGATTTAACATTAAAGGCTATCAAACGTCCCGATTTAAGACTTAAAGTTGGATATTATGAGGGATGGGATGATTTGATTGACGTGGTTTATGATCTTAATAATTTTAACAAAATACATACATTATTGTTTGATGGATTGACTCATGTAATGAATATCCACTTGTCGGATGAGCTTATAGCGGAAAGCTTTGATGCGAGAGACAAGAACAAGATAGATAAAGAATTAGCATCAAGAGGAAAAATGACTCTTGAGAATTTTGGTGTAATGTCTCGTCAAATGGTAAGACTTATGAAAGGATTTGAACAGCTTACTATTAATGGAATTGATGTAATTTGCACCGCAAGAGACCAAGATTCTCCAAAGTGGAATAAGGCATTATCGTGCGGTCCAGCGTTGGCAGGTAAGGAATTTGGACGTGATATCAAGGGGTTCTTCGATTTTATAGGATTTATTGAAAGCAGAATTGATAAAGATGGTAATGTGTTATATCCCCCATTGGCTTCTTTTGATGATGACGGAAGTTATCTCTCCGGTTGGACGGGGATCAAGCCGGATGGTGGAGTAATTGGAAGACAGTTTAATATTAAAAAGATGTTGGCTGTAGCTCATGGGGAATAGGGTTGTGAACCATAACTGCAAGCGATTAGACTTATGTATATGTAGCCAATTATCCAACGAACCAAATGAAAATTGTCCTATACATGGGAATGGTGAATGGCCTCCACGATGTATGATATGCGGGAAGTTTATGAAATTTCCAACAATTGAAATGATATATTCTAAAGTGGGGAATAACGAATATATGGATTATATTAATTTTGTTAATAAGGAATTGACGAAGCATTTTTTGATGAAGGTAATTTAATGATGAAAATAAAAGATCACGACTTTGCAATTATTCAAGCTATCCATGCATTAAGTGTTGCGAGAGCTTTAATTAGAAGTATTCCTGATGGTATTTCAGGATTAGAGCAAAGGTTAAAAATGGAAAATGAAATGTGGGATATGAATTTAGCATTAAGGGAAAATATTAATGTTGAATACACTGATTACTAGAGGTGACGTTATGAAAGTATCAGACGAAATTATGTTTGCAATTAATGAATATCGCAAAATGAATACTTGGTTTGTTCCTTCTAAATTTAGAGAAGGAGAAGGAGGATTGGTAGAACATCATAAAAAACCAAAGCGTATTTATTTGGGAGATAGTCAACTTAAAAGGATGCTTAAAGACAGAGAATGTAAAAATTATTATCATATGGAATTAAATGTAAACAAAAGAGATACGGTATTTGGGCTAGAATTGTATCTAGTATCGGAAAGTGATCATATTTTTGTAGCATAGAAATGAAAGGAGATGAATTATGCCAACGGGATATACGAGCAGAATTAAAGACGGGATCACATTTGAACAATTTATAATGTCTTGCGCGAGGGCTTTTGGTGCGCTTGTTACAATGAGGGATGATAGTAGTGATGCGGTTATCCCTGATAAATTTGAACCAAGTGATTATTATATTAAAGGATTGAAAAAGGCTAATGCTGAGTTAAGTAAATTCAAAGCATTAAACGAGGATGATTATAAACTTAATGCAAATGTAGAATATGTAGAATCATTAAATGAATACGAAAGGAGTAAAAAGGAGCACATTGATTTATATAATGCTTATGATTCCATGCTTATTCAGGTTGAAAGTTGGAATCCTCCTAGTAACGATCATGTTGAATTGAAGAATTTTATGATTCAGCAGATAAGAGATTCTATTAAATTTGATTGTTACGAAATCGATATTCCTGTACTCAAAACTGGAGTACAATGGGCTAACGAGAGATTAAAAAGTATTCTGTGGGATATAAATTATCACACAGAATACAATAGAGAGGAAATCCAAAGAGTTGATGATAGGAATAAGTGGATAAGGCAGTTAAGGGAAAGTATCAAAACTACAGCATGAAAGGAGGTAACAACAATTCACACAAATAACTACAAGGAGGTTTAAGTGTCTAGTGAGGTAGAGAAAAAGGTAACAACATTGTCAGACGCGAATAAGGTAGCATTCCTAATCCTGCGGGGATTTATCGCAATCCCATTTATCCAGACAGAAAAGGGAGGTGATGAAAGGGAAAGCAAAGGCAGTACGGTTGCATGGGACGTTGAAGCTGAAGACGGTAAGGTTGATGCTGAATTAAAAGCATTCAATGCAAATGTAAAGGTAGGAGTAAGGGAATTTGTTAGGATACTTAAGGATGTTCGTGGGGAGATGTATTCCGTAAAACAAGCGAACAATCAACTCAAGGGAAGGTAATTGACTAATATAGTTAATTGTAACCATGAACAACAAACAATAGGAGGTAGTTAACGCATGAAGTTTCGTGAAGAAGAAGGTAAAGGCAAGGCGGAAGGTTTTAAGAAGGTATCCTCCGGTTGGCACAAGATGGCATTCCAGGAGGGTATCAAGATCCTTACAAACAAGGAAGGGGAAACATCTACGAATGCTGATGGAGATGTAGCATGGAAATTTCCCACAAAGGTAATTGATGAAAGTGATCCGGATTTTGATGTGATCTATGATGTCATTCTTCATGCTAACGATGTTGGGGAAAAGTGGCTTGTTAGGTATTACAAGGCCGCGAATAACACCAAGTTTGAGAAATTGGAGAAAAAGTATCCCGGAGATCGGAGCTTCTTTGAGCAGGAAATTATCGAAAAGGTTATGGCTGGTCAAGCTCAGATTGTTGGGGAGGGGATTTACTTCAAGTTTGCGGAACGTCCCAACAAGAAGGATAAGGATAACCCCTACATTAACATTGTAGCATGGGCACCGCCCAATTCCACGCAGGCTGATTTGGATGCGATTAGTGGAGATAAGGGTGGTGGAAAAGCTGCGGGAAAGGCTGCTGAGAAACCTCCGGCTAATGATGACGAGTTTTAGTAAGTAATTGTATTGTTAAGTAATTGGATATGTGGCGGAAGCAATTCTGACAATAAGGTCAGATGGACACAACAGACGCTAATACCGTAAGGATGCAAACGGCAATATAATCCATACAGGTTCAAACCCTGTCATATCCATTACTTAGCAAGTATTTAATTATTAACAATTAATTTTACAACACGAAAGGAAACAAAATGCAAAATCAATATTCACCGGAAACAATTAGGACCATGTTGGATGTCTTTGTTAAACCATACGTTCCGTTTGTTGACGAGGTTATGGATGAATACGGACCGACATTGGGTAGGGTTTTTGATAGACTTACTCAGTATATGTGTGAAAATACAGTTAAGTCAATCAGATATTACGAAGGGGAGGTATTAGATCGTAAGGAAGCAATTTTGCTTACAATTAACAGTAACGCAGCATTGGCTGAGGCAATCAAGAATATGGGGAATAATAAAAAGAAATAAAATATCTTGACAACTGACTTTTAATAATATATTATGTTATAAAAAAGAAACAGAAGGGAGCGGGCGATGATTAAGGATAATTATTTATTGGAAAACAAAAAGTTTTATGTACATAATTTACGAGCAGACCAACCAGGACAGGAATTTGATAATTTTGAAGTTGCGTCACAGAAAGCACAACATATTTCTAGGTTAAACCCCGATGTCGAAATATTGGTTTTGCAATCTGTTGTTGGATTTATATTTCCATCTAATGGGATGATTACTAAAAAATATCTATAAAAAGAAAGGAGTAAGTAACATGACTGCAAAAAAGATTAAGGAAATAGCACCATACGATCCGAAGTTCAAATATTCATCAATCAAAGAGGAACCTAAAACCGCCACCATCCTCTACAAAAAACTCCCGGATAATATGATCCTGATTACCGGATTCGAGAATTTCTTGACGGCGGATGAGTTAACCAAGAAATATGGTGAGGATATCGCCGATACTTACTTTGCCTACGATTACCATATGGCGAAGGAGTATTATGCAGATGGAACCATTCTTCTTAGCGTAGATTTCAACGATGAGGATTGCGATACCGTTCGTCCGGGTAATGTTTATCAGAAGCATGAATTTCATAAACTTGTGGAACATATTCGGAAGTGCGGTGGATTGCTGCATGATATCATTGCAGCGGTTAATAATGGGGAAACGAAAATGATTACAATTTAGGGGAGGACTAATATGGCAGAAAAAATGGTTAATGTAAAAATTAGCGGAACAATGGAAGTTAGATATAACAAAACTGTTAAAATGAGCCAAGGTGAATTTGATCGCCTTAGTGATGCATTAGGGGAAGATTTTGATTCAGAAGCGGCAAGTGAGCAGATACAGGATTATCTTGACTTAACGGATATTGATGACTCTGAAACAATTGAATTAGATACATTTGAAATTGTAAAATAGAAAGGAGGCTGTAATGGAAAAATCACAGGAATTATTGGAACTCACGCGGACAATGATCGATCTTAAGAAGGAAAAGAAGGATTATTGTAAGGAAATTAACGAGAGGATTAAGGATATTGAAGCGGATATTAAGAAGTTGGTGAAGGGATAATAAATATATAGAAAAAGAGGGAGAAGCGGATTATGAATTATTTTCTTAGCACCATGCCGAGATTTCTAATTTTAGTATTCATAATTTGTCCATTAATTGTTGGGTGTGTCTACGTTCTATGGGATTTTGTTTATTGCCGGGAAGGGGGAGGTATAAAAATGTTTGGATATAAAGGTAGGCTTAAGGAACAGGCGGCAAAGATTGCTGAATTGGAATATAATATTAATAAAATAAACAATGAAATTAAGATATTGGCATGTTCCCATACTCATACCATGTTTAAGGAAAAACGATTTATATTCAATATGATATCATCTTATTGCCAAGAATGTGTTTGGTGCGGGAAACTTGTTAAAACATTTCAATCTAAAGAAGAATATCTTCGAGCCAAGATTGCTCATGATTTTGAAGAACTGAACGAAATCGAGAAGGCAGCAAAGGAACATGCTAAATGAATTGTGAACAAATAATTGGTAAATGGAACGAAAGCATAGACGAACGTAATGGTTATCGTTGGTGTGATCTTGACGAGAATGAAAGGATTGAGTTTGCATTTAAATGTGGAGTAGAATCTACTAAGTCAGATCAAGAAAGGCAAATGATAATCTTGTCTAATATTATTTACGGGAAGGAGTAAGAAATATGGCAGTTCGAGATTTAGGTGTACGTGGTCCATCAACAATTATCCTAGACCCTAACATTATCCTTGAAAATCCCGACGATAATTACCGGGATATGGATAGCTTAGAAGCTATAGCCCATATCCGGGAAATGGCGGATAGTATCATCGAATCAGGTAACGAATCCTTCCCTCCTATTAATATATACCAGGATGGTGATAAGGTCTGTGTGTCTGCTGGATGGTGCAGGCGTAGAGCGCATGTATTGGCAATGCAGGAAGGCGCACCGATTAAGGGAATATTATGCCTTACGATGCCAAATAAGAAACCGGAGGATTTGACTTTAGCTATTCTTACTTCCAATGATGGCTTGCCACTTACTCAATTAGCAAAAGCAAAGGCTATCAAACGTCTCCAGTCATTTATGTGGACACCGGCTGAAATAGCCAAGAAGATTGGCCGGTCTGCGTCGTATGTAAACGATCTTATCACTTTTCACGACTCACCAGACGCGATTCTGGACATGGTAAAGTCAGGACAGGTATCAGCCAGTCTTGCAACCAAACTTGTCAAGGAAGAGGGTTCTGAGAAGGCACAAGAGATGTTGGAAGGGGCAATTGAGTCGGCGGGGAAGAAGGGTAAGGGTAAGGCTACTCAAGGAGATCTTGAGAAGGTTAAGAAGGCAAGCGTTCCGTGGGGTAAATTTGGCCCAAAGTTATACAAGGCCCTGAGTGCTATTTACGAATGCCCGATTAACATGCGGAAAGAAAAGTTGGATAAACTCATTGCGTCGGCAGCAGATGTATTGGCTGACGTGGAAACTGAGATGAGTAAGGTGGGGGAGTAATATGGATAAGGAAACTACTTTCGAGAATGCTAAAGTTGGGGATAAGGTGTGGTCGCCTATATTCGGGGAGGGAATAGTCAAGGAAATGTTACCTCTTTGCTTTTTTCTCTCTATAAAGGTTATTGATTATAATGGGAGAGCGTATGATTTTTCGTTAGATGGCCAAAAGACTATACATGGTCCTCAATGCCTCTTTTGGTCTAAGCAAAACATTGTCGCACCATCAAAACCGTCTAAACATAAGTTGGTTATTCGTATTACCGATTGGGTTAAGCATGATGGTGTTGTTTTGCCGCATACCAAAGATATTTGTTTTGATACCGATGGTTTCCTTTATTCAGATTTCCGTAATTTAGAGGGTAAGGGTCCAATGCTAATGACATTGGAATGGGAAGAGCAATGAAACATGCCAAAGACTACACCAAGCCAATATTACCAACATTCACTGTTACCATAGCCGATTCATCCTATACTACGTCCGCATACACTTCCCATGCGGCAATATCAAAGGTTGCTTATAGATATGGCAGGGATAACGGGATAGCGGTTGGGTTGGTACAATTTAAGATCAAGAATGGGGAGTTAAGGGTTACAGTGGAAGAAGTTAAGGGTGGGAAAGGATAATTATGGAAGCAGAAAACACAGACAATAAACCAAAGCGTCCCGTATATAAATCTCAAGATGGATTTACGGAAGTTGAATTACTTCGTGGCTTTGATGAAATTCGTAAACTTTATAACGTCCTTGTTACCAACACAATGGGAAGTTTTATATGTGGTGGATATGCAAGGTGGTGTGCATCTCCCAAGCCTGACAATAAGGCTATGCCAGGGGATGTTGATATTTATAGTGATGATGAAGGTGATTTTAAGCGATTAACTGAAGTTTTTTCCAAGGAAGGATTAAATATCAGGCATGAAAATGAAATTGCATTAACATATGTAAAACCACAAAGCGGGATGTTGAAATACACTCCAACTAACCAACTTATTAAACCTAACAAAGAAGGTCGCGTTGTTGCCCTTGGAACACGTGAAGATATCCTGAGCAACTTTGATTTTACTGTTGTTCGTGCTGCGATATTGGACTCAACAAAAGTATTGGTTGATGCAGATTTCATTCACGATGAAACCGAGAAAATACTAAGGCTAAAAAATATCCACTGTCCAATATCTTTAACGCTAAGATGCATGAAATACGCTACCAAGGGATATTGGCTACCTGTACCACAAGCCATGAAATTATTCCTAGATTGGGATAGTAGGGACGATTAATATAGAAACAAGTTAATTCAATTCGTTAAAAATATGGAAACAGGCGAAGAAATGACTAAAGAGGAAATCAATGAGTTGGAAAAGTTAATGAGGAGAGATTGATGAATGTGGATATTATGAATGCATGTGGATTTCGTGAAGAAGTATCATTAGTTGCAAATGGCAAATGTCCTATTTGCAAGGAAGATATTAATATTGAAAGTTTCCGTAATACATTATCATTGAAAGAGTTTAGGATAAGCGGAATGTGCCAAAAATGTCAAGACGGGATATTTGGGGAGGATTGATTATGGACCAACTTAAATTATGGAAATGTAATAAATGTAACAATATAACAGAAAGGTTGCAAATCCATTGGGGAATATGTGGTGGACAAAAGGTAGATGTATTGGATTATTTCTGCCCTAATTGTACATCTGGCAAGTTATCCTTCTTGGGAACGTCGGAAGAATTAAATAAATACTGGGATAAGGAATGGGATGGAGGATTTGATGGAACCAATTAAAATATCTGCTAAGAATCTTGGCTATGTAGCACTCTCTGATTTTTGTCCACGTTGTTACTACTTGAGATTAAAGATGAATTTCAAATTACCCTATTCCTCGTTTCCTGGAATCTTTAGTTCAATAGACGCCTACACAAAACGCGTGGTACATCACATCATTGATTCATCTAACGAACGACCAAGCAGGCAGATTAAAAGCCAAGGAAGTTATTTTGAATATCCAATTTGGCTAAAAGAAATTGGAGATGTGATTGGATACGAAACTGTATTACATTGGTCTAAAAATACTTATCATGATGAAAAATCAAATATTACAATGCATGGTGCAATGGACGATATTTTAGTTTTATCTGATAAATCAAGATGTTGTCCAGATTATAAGACAGCAAAATTAACGAAAAACCAAGACATCCTTTTCCCAATGTACGAAATTCAGTCGAATATATATGGAATATTGATGAGGGATAATCCGAAACTTTTTCTTGTGTATATGGAACCGGAAACGGAACAAGAATCAGCATGTAATAATATTATTGATCATGGATTTGCAATGTGTTTTAATGCTAAGGTTGTTCCTGTTGAAACAGATAAAAAGAAAGTAAGAAATGTTCTTAGCGTTACTCGCGAAATTTACGAAATGCCAAATCCGCCAAGTGGTAGAAGTGGGTGCAAGGAATGCGATCAGTTGGATAAGATAATAGGATTACTAAAATGAGCGAATACATCCACCTAATAGGTTCCGAAGACGTGCGATCAGCGGGACATCAAATGGCTAGTGCGGCGGCAGATATGAATCGTGCGGTTAGCAATTTAGAAGATGTGTTTTCAGGCACCAAAGATTTATGGATGATTGGTTGATTAGGTTTGAGGGTATACTTGAGGAATTTAAAAATAAATAGGTAAGGAAAGGATAAGTTATGAAAATCGTAGAATTGATAGTGTCGAATGTAATGAAGATTAAAGCTGTACATATTATTCCAAAGTCAGAAGTAATAACAGTCCAAGGAAGCAACGGAGCAGGAAAAAGTTCTCTGTTAAATTCAATAGTTATGGCGTTTAAAGGCAAGAAGGAGTTTCCGGAAATACCATTGCGGCGTGGATCAAAAAAAGGAATCATTAAAATTTCCATTGATGGTGATGATACCATTGGTCCTTTTACTATAACCCAAAACATTACCGAAAAATCATCAACGCTCACCATCAAGCCAGACAAAATCCTAGCCGGTGAAACTCCCCGATCCTTTTTGGACAAGTTAATCGGAAAGATATCGTTTGACCCCTTGCAGTTTATCAACGAGGAAGGCAAAAAACAGCGTAGAGTATTGTTAGGTTTGATTGGTATTGATGTTGATAAGTTTGATCAGGAAGAGAAAAGTATTTACGATGAACGAACTATCAAGGGTAGAGAATTAAAAGTTGCACAAACAAAATTTGAATGTTTAAAGCAATATCCGGATGTAAGAGAAACAGAGGAATTGAAGGTTGGGGAATTGAGTAAGAAGTTGCAGGAAGCAATGGAAAATAACCAGTCCATTGAAAATCGTACTGCTGCTAATTTTAGACTAAAAGAATCTGGAATAAAAATAAGAAATCGTATCGAAGAAATGCAAGAAGAGTTGAAGAAACTTGGGAATGAATTTGTACTTATTCGTGATAGATATTCAAAAGAACGGGATTTAATTACAGAGTTGGAACCAATTAATATTGATGAAATTAACGAATCCATATCTACCATTGAATCAACTAATGTTAAGATACGTGCAAATAATACGTATGTAATCGAACAGGCTAATCTAAAATCAATCCAAGATTCCTATGATTCCATTGAACGCAGGCTTAATCTTGTACGTACAAATCGAATTAATCTTATTCAGGAAGCTAAAATGCCGATTGATGGATTGACTTTCGATGATTCGGGATTGCTGTTTAATGGCATCCCTCTGTCGCAATGCTCAGATGGGGAAAAATTGATGGTTTCTATGGGAATATCTATGGCTTTGAATCCTACGATACGAGTTGTTAGGATTAAGGATGGATCGTTACTTGATAAAAAGAATATGGCTATACTTGGGAATATGTGTAAAGATAAGGACTTTCAACTTTGGTTGGAAAAAGTTAATGATCGGGATGGTTATGAGAATGGTGGCAAAGTAGGGATATTCATTCAAGAGGGATATGCGGAAGGATCGGAAGTAATTGAGGATGTTCCTGAACCTGAGCCCAAGTCGGAAGTATCAAAGAAAAGGGATAAGGTTGTAAGTAAACCTGCGGAAATTAAGAATATTGAAACAATCGACGACGAATGGTAAGGGGGTAATTATGGACACAAGAACAGGAAAGTTAATAACATCAGAAGATTTTGAAATAATCAAACAATCCGACCCATTAGCAGCTAATTGGTACAAATTAATTCCTGATGATTTTCTCCCTGAAATAGCGGGAATGAATAGAAAAGAAAGGCGTATGTGGTATAAATTAAACAAAAAACGTATCAAGGAAGTTAACAACAATAGGTAGGAAATGAAACACCAAAACAACAGCCTAAAATTTATCTGCCCCGTATGCAACGATTTGTTCAGTTACCGTTGCATTTGTCCTGAATGTAATGTAAAATGTAAAGAGTTAAAGTCCAAATCACCAAATCAAAAAGGAGCAAGCAATGCGCGATCTAAGCAAGATGTCAAAAGACGAGCTAAAGTCAGAAATAAATGGGATGAATTATATTGACCGGTGGAGTAACGAGGATAGGATGTATCATTCAGAGCTTAGTATTGAGTTGGCTAAAAGGATTAAGGATGAGGCGGCTATTAAGGCTGAGGATGATGGTGATTTTAACAATAGGACTTCGGAACGATGAAATTTGCTAATGAACCGCGTAATCCAAAATACCTCACTCCTTTTAAATTTAAGCCATATGAATTTCCTCAAGAATTCTGCATAGTTGTGGACACACGCGAGCAAGCAAGTCCACTGTTATTAGACAATCCGCCTAAAGGGTTGATGGTAATGCGTGATTGTTGCAGGGACGGCGACTATCAGGTACGTGGGATTAATGATTTTTGCATAGAAAAGAAATATTTCGCTGACTTATATTCCTATTGTAGTTCTGAATTTGAATCCAAGACTCGTAAAAAACTAGAACGAATGAAGGAAATAATTGATAATGGCGGATGGTGTGGAATTTTAATAGACAATAGGGAGTCAGACATCTTCAAATGGCAAGAACATACTAAGATAAACCCTGAATGTATTAGGGGTGCATTGAATTCAATAAGAATGCGATATAGGATACATACCTACTTCTCGCCAAATAAGGATCATTCGGTAAGATTTATAATTGATTCAGCTTTAAAGTGGTGGAATATCAAGCACGAGCTATAAAATATTCTTTGACAATTTAATAAGAACCATACATAATAGTTATGCGATGAAACTAGCGATAAGTATAAAAAATTTAAATCAAACACCTGAAGCCTCATTTAGGAGAAAGTCTTATCGCTTTCATCGCAACCTATATGAGGCTTTCTTTTGTTTGTGAAGGTTATAAATGGAAGAAATTGGAACAATAATGACAACAAAACAAATTAACAAAAAATATGGAATACAATATGCCGGTAGAGCCAGGATGATATTTTCCGCATGCCCAATATGTAAAGAGCCACGATGGATAAAAATAAAAGATGATGGTAAAATATGCAATACTTGTCGAGGCAAATCAGCGAGAAATTGGCCACAAAACATTGGGATTCAGATTTTAAGCATTAAAGAGTTTAAAATATTGTTTCCAAACTCAAAATCGCATCATGCACATATTCAATACAAATGTCCTTCATGTAATGAAAATAAATGGGTTGGATTATATAGTTATCGTGATGGTCAAATATGCAATAAGTGTTCATTAGAAGAAAAACGTCCGAAGGATAATATGGGAGTAAAAAACAAAAAATGGAAATGTTAGATCAGCGTCAAAACTAATACTGGATATATTATTACAAGGATTCCTGAAGATAGTCCATATATTTCAATGGCTAAAAAAAATGGAAAAAGAAGGAACATGGTATTAGAACATCGACTAATAATGGCTAAATTTTTAGGACGATGTTTATCTCCTGCTGAAATTATCCATCATAAAAATGGAATACATAATGATAATAGAATAGAAAACCTTGAATTGATATCTTGTGCTGAAGAGCATCTCCGCTATAAACATATTCACGTAACCACAAGAACATATATTCGTAAATTAGAAGAAAAGATAAATAATCTTAAAGAGGAATTAAAGATTCTTAGGGAGCAGGTTGGAGCAGATTTACAGGTGGATGCTTGACCATATGATAAAATACTATAAAGTTGTCCACGAGCTATAAATTTCCCTTGACAATTAACTTAATCTAATATATTATGTTATCAAAATTATCCAAAATACCTGTTCCCCGGTGACTATTATGCCTTCAGATATAATTTTAGCCTTAGAGGAAGCGAACCAAAAAATCAGGGAAATGGTTGAGGGAAATAAAGAAATACGGGATATTATTATACCGGGAATTGTTACAAGGATGGCTAGATTGGAAGAGGAAAACAGGGAATTAAGGATTAGGTTAGGTGATAGCAATGAGTGTGTTGTTAAATAACGCTAAACGTCAGGCAATTAAAGATGGATTATATCAATTATCTCAAGAGTGCATATTTATCTTCAAACGTATGTATTCACATAAGGATTTAACAAAAAGTATTGACGATATTGTTGATGATATGGATGATAGTGAGTTGGATCATGCGCTTTTACAGACAGAGAATACGCTTAGGAGGTATGGGAAGTTATGACTGACGAGGAATTAAAGTATTGGGTGGCTCTGCAACCGTTCTTCAGGGGGATGATGGGGCCGTGGCGACTGTACGATTGGCTGTATAATTATGATGGAGATTATACCGCACCACTCGTTGATCCGAATGAAGTAAATAATTTTAATGAGTTGGAGAATGAAGAATTTCCATTCAGGATTGATGGTGTTCTCCGAATTCCCCGTACTATCGACGACTCAAGCCCGGAGGCGAGTAAAAGGTCACTCTGGGGGATGGTGGATTGGGAACGGTGGGAAAGTTCAAT